GAATGAGATTGCACTACTACTCCATGTAATATCAATTTGTCCGTTGTAGATGTAATCCTGCGCGTTTATGATTACGTCTGATACTGTTCCTACTGTGTAATGGTCTGGTAAATTGGTGTTTGGAGCTGCATCACTTGCGGCTATAGTACCGAAGTCATAGCTTGTTACGTCATACTCCATTGCCATAACACGTACTTCATCATTATTTTGTAATGTGATTCGCATAATACGGAATAATTTACCCAAACCACCATTTAAAGTATCCCATCCAGTAGTTTCATGTGAGATATAAACCACATCTCCAACCTCATTTCTTAATCCTTCAATAGTTGAAGTGAATTCAGCCATAATCTGCTGACGCGACTGATTCAGGTTGATAGTTGTGATCATCTTAGCCCGATCAATATCACTGGTAAAAGGAAGATCGATAGTTTTCTCTAGCAACAACCCATTATCTGCTGTGCGTAGAGATGTACTATCAATAACAGCTAGATCTGGCTGCCACTGTCTCTCATTATTAAAGAAGTTCGCCCTGATACGGTTAAATTGACTATTCTTGCTTCCGAGTGAGATATTCCATCCACCAACAATATTGTCCTCAGAGAACGTAAAACCGGCTGTCTCAGGCTTATCTATAACGAGCTTATATAATCCACCAGAGAACACTAAAAACCCACGACAAGCCGTTAAAAGCCGTTTCAGTATGTCCATAGATCCCATTGAGGTATCTACAACACCGTTCAAAGTGTATCTATCTACTGTATCCCCACCAATCGTAACCTGTTCCTCACAATAATTTGCAGCAGCGTTAAAACTTGTATCATCAATAAGGGTAGAACTGATACCACGACCATAACGATCATTAGTAAGATAATCCCTGACACATAAAGCAGGGTTATTGCTCCATGCAGTAGTTGTTGTGCGCGGATCATAGACTTCAACACCTTTAACGTCAGCCGTAATTGTTGGTATTCCAGTAGGATAGGCATCATTGCTGAATTTACATCTTGCATAGATATATGCTGTACCTTTTAATTGATGCGTTGTCGTCCACGCAGTAACAGCAGAAACCAAATTACTATCTGCTGCCTGTGTATCTGTGCCAACATGAGTGTATGTGTCAAGGTATCCAGTAAACCGGCTATCAGTTGATAAAACGTCATTAAGATAGATGTTTTCGATTGAATCAATTTCACCTTCACATAATGCTAAAACTATATGCAAATAATTGTTGCTACTACCGGTGACATCCATTAATACACGAGTACCACCAACCTTTCTCTGCCCGTAAACAACAGGAATAGGCGCATCATTAGATGATTTGTTTACAAGAATACCTCTTGATTGTGCTTCAGGCGTTGACTCAACATCTCCAGCAAAAGCACTACCAACAAAACCAACTACAGCGCCAGCCACGCCTAATCCAGCGATTGCACCCAATGCGGTACTCCCGCCAATAATCGTTCCTAGGCTGGCTGAATAAAATCCACCTGTAGCGAGCATCACCTGACCAGTAACGAAGCTAGATGCAGCAGCGCCAGCAACAGCAGCGACAACAGGAGCCTCTTTGAAAGGTGGATTAGGCAGTCCAGTATGAAAATTACCTAACACGCCATACTCCTATTATGTTTTGTAGTTTTGATGTGGGGAATAATAACACCCCTCGCTCTTCAGTATTAACAGCAGTTCGCGCACCCATACACACACAAGCACTAAACTGCCCCTCTGCATGTTCAATTACAATGAAGTCACCAGTAGACGCAAAACTAACATCTACCTCTTTACCACCTACAGACTCAAAATGCTCACCAATAGAGCCGTATTTCTCCATATATGGGATTAAATCATTACATTCAATGCGCCTTGACTGAATAGTATCAAACATACCGCCGCCTGTAATGATATCTAGTGCTTTCGCTGCGAAGGTCGCACAGTCATGTTCGCCATAATTAAACGGCTTACCAATCTCGCTCTGTATAAATTGATGTAGATCAATTTCTATCATGCCTTACCCCAGATAACATCTTTTACAATCTCACTCGCAAACTCAAAACCATCATCACCAGAAAAGAATATATTTTGCTCTTCATGGTTGGTGTGTCTACCTGTTTTACGTGTAAAATCAACCCAAGCATTAGTCGCTGAAACCGCAACCATTACAGAGCCAGCAGCAGGATCTTCACTAATTACAGGCTGATCCATTCGTCCTTCAAATACCAATACAGGATCAACCACCAGTGCTTGTGATGAATCAAGGAATGCAGTATAAATTTTAATGGTTCGGTCGATATAATCCTCACTCAATAATGCTGAAATCCAAGCCTGATCAACTCCAGATAGTGAAAGAGTGATTGAAGATACAATAACCTCTGCTGCCTCTTCAATATCGGAATAACCAATAAAACTACCTAGCGCCAGATAATCGTTACCGCTCCATGAAACATCTTTATAACCATCATTCCCATAAGTAACGCCGCTATCTAAATGTATCTCAATTAAATGTACAGGATGATTCTGTAGCTTTACTACTTCAGCCTGAAATGCAGCAGTTGATCCGCGATCCATTAGACGACCTCGACCAGTGATATTTTATAGCTATGTAAATCAGGTACTCCACGATCAAATGATTGTATATCTGTAGAGAATGCCATTGTAAAAGGAACGCTATCATAGGTTACAGATGCCGAAGTTGTAGCCTCTAGTAGCGGGGGCTGGATGCTTAATTCTCCGCTACCAGTTAGATCAGCAGTGACCATATATACTTTGACATGGCTGGCAAACTTAACAAAATCCCCTGCTTTTAATGTGCCGGTCATAGTAACAGTAACCACCTCAGTACCAGCCACCTCTACAGCAGACGTGCAAGCACTAACATCACCTGTAGCATTCCCATATACAGGGGGAATATATGTAAACGTGCTGTATTGGCCTTTCTGAGCTATACCAAAAGCAAACAACGGGGCAAAATCCTCACGACTCAGCGGGGGATATGCTGCCTCTATAGCCCATCTCTGTCCGCCTCGCGTTCTCGCTTGCCGCTTCAATGAATGAGTAACAGATACCAATGTCGGCTGTATGCTTACAATCTTGATTGATGATGGTACTGGAGTGGTCGGAAAACTCATGCTGGCATCACCCTTCCATTTCTATTAAATGCTTCTCTTACTGCGCCAACAATAAACGCTTTATTTTGGCTCATGTGTGCAAGGAATGACTGGCTATCAACAGCGTTTACATTAAATGTAATATTGGCAGTCTGCCCGCTCATTTGTTGCCCTTTCGTGTGATCTACAACGGTTTCGTCTGGATGGAGGATAGCAGGGAAGCCGCCACGCCCATCAACGCCGCCAGCTCTTGCACCACCACCAGTGAAGCCGCCGCCGTCTGCAGAGAACAAGCTGCTAAGCAAGCCACCATCCCCGCCAGCCGCTCTTTCACCGTCTACGACTGTGGTATCGGATGTTCCGAAAGAAAACCCCTTGAGAGCGTGAGTTATCGGTCCTGCCAGTGGATCAGAGATATTCTGTTTAATGATAGTTTTAGCAATCTGATTGCTAACACTTTTAACAACATCCCCAAGAGATCTAAACTGCATAATAGCATCAGTAATAGCGTCTGAAGTTGAATCTTTCATGCCTTCCATGGCATCTTGCCATGCGGATTTCGCTTTATCGGAAGCCTCTTCAATCGGATTCACCATATCCTCATACGCATTCTGTATTTTGAATAGCTGATTCAGATATGCTTCCTCTGTTAGATACGGCTTTTCTTCGTTCAATTTCTTGATAGCGTCAGTGTACTTAGAGAGCGCGTTATTCCCTAGCTCCGTAGCCCTGGCTCTCTTCTTAATGTTCTCAATTGCCGTCTCTGCCTTATCTGCCAGTCTGTCTTCATTCCTCATCTCCGCATTCATGCGAGCAGCGACACTATCAGCAACTTCCTGTTCAATCTCTTGACGTGCGCCGATAGCTTTATTGCCACGTATTATCATCGCTTCAGTACCTAGAAACTCCTTATCCTCTTCATCTCTAATCTTCTTAAACTTCTTAAATCGTTTCTCATAGAGAGATGTTGCGGCTTCAAGATTTATTCCTGCGGGAACAGACACCTTCCCGTTTTTAGTAAGTTGATCCTTCAGGACTCTACGTTTAGCCCTCTCCATTTTTTTGTAAGCTGCGATTACTTTTCTCGGAGCATCTTCAATATCTTCTGGAACAATTATTGGTGCGTCCAATTTCGCCAATTGACTTTTAATTGTCCCTTCAGCGCCTATAATCTCGTTTAATGCTCTAACTATATCATTAAGGTTTTTAATAGCAGGTAGATTGAATTCCAATAACTTATCACCAAGCCTCTCACCAAGAAGATTAATATTAGTACGGAGCCTTTCTATTGCAGCACTAGCAGTATCAGCCGCCGATTC